ATGCCGCAAAGCCATTCTGCACAGCCCTCTCCGCCCACTCAAACGGTAAAAAACAGAGAATAAGCGGCACCGAGAACAAAATGGTAAGCCATTCATCTTTCCACGAGTTCTGCGAACCCTGCGCCATCAGACGTTCCCAGTCAGCCTCTGACGTAGCAGCCGACTTCATGATCGTCGCTTTAGCTTCAGCTTCAACAAGTTTTAAGTTTGCAGCCGCTGCTTGTGCGTTTGCTTTCCCTTTAAGCCAACCTCCGGCTAGCTCCGTAATCGGTCCTATTAATGCCTGAATCATACCATTACACTCCCATATAATGTCATCTCTACGCCAAGCACTAACTCAAGCAACTTCACTATAAGGTGCGTGACTAACTCCTCACTTGTCCACATCGTACTCCACCTTGGAACTAGACGCAGTTTGCGTGACCGAAGTCTTAGACTCCTTGCCCATCCAAATACCGAAACATCCCGTGAGTGCTCCCATACAGACAGATACGAGTCCAGATTGTGCAACAGAAGGATCCGGCAATGACATAAACCAATGTACTGCTTGATACGTCAGGATGGTAACAGCCAACATCATAAGACGCGGTAAGATTTTCCAATCATCCAGAATTGTGTGTGCCATAGTAATGCTCCGCTATACGCTTGTGCGTCGTGATTATAACAACTTTTCCGTTTTTGTATACACACCAGACTCCTTGTCTGATCTCAACAAGCTCTACCACCGCTCCAAATAAACACCTAGATAGTAAACTCCAAGAACACACGCTGTAACAGCTAAGAGGATTCCTGCGGCTACTTGCATAGACTCTATTTGCTCTTCACGTTTCTTCATTGCAGCTTTCTTCGCTTCTTGCCGCTGCTTACGGGCTTCAGCTTGCCACTGGATCCACCTATCCCATTGGCCAGGTCTTCCATACAAACGGATATAAGACTCTAATTCTTTACGTTGTTCTTTAATCTTTTCGAGTTGCTGAAACTCTTCCCAATCCCCTTCAGCACCGCCCGTTATAGCAGTGAGTGGACTGTTTTTCTTTTTCTGAACTGCATCTTTGAGGTCTTCCTCCGCTGTAAGAAACTTTCCCACAGACGCCATGAGATCGGCCCCTTCACGACCATTCTGGATGCATGTGCGAATTACAGAATAGGCTGCGTTAGCTGCCGCAATGGTTTCCAGAATAGCCATGACACGCCCTCATTTAAAATTCTCCAGAGAATCTCTGAGGACGGGCAATAGGACTAAAGCGGCGATTAACAAAACCGCCGTTAGCGTACTTACTTTTACCCGCTTTACTTAACGCTATAGCCACCGCCTGCTTGCGTGGCTTGCCTGCATCCATCTCAGTACGGATGTTGTCACTAATTACTTTCTGTGAGCTTCCAGATTTAAGAGGCATTTCTACGCTCCATGGCCTGACGCTGTACGTCAATCCGTTCGCGATTCACATCATTACGGTTCTCCGCAATGTCTTCTTGGCTCTCAATACGAGCCGCATCTGTCGCTGCACGTTGCTGCATTTTCTGCAACTCTAGTAGCATCTGACCCTGATCGTCTTCTTTCTTACGCTGCAAGTCTTCCTGCTTCAAAGCTAGCTCCTGCATACGGATTTGAACCAGAGGATCGTTCATCGGATCGTTGCCAGTTGGCAACAGTCCAGGCAAAATCTCCGCCATCAGTTTTTCCATCTGCATCGAGACCAACTGTTCCATCTGACCAGGATCCTGCATATTCTGCTGCACTTCTGCGATCTGACGTTGCGCAGCCATTGGGTCGATTGCACCGCCCTGCGCTGCCAACTGTGCCTGTCCAATGATCTGTTCAATCTCTGCCATAACCATCTGACGCGCTTTCTGCGATACGTGTTCCATAATGTGCGAATAGAACGTACCCATAACCTGTGGAGATGTCATAACCAACGGAGTCTTCATAAACGCTAAGTGTATACGAATGTGTATATCGTGGTCTTGCTCTGGGAACGTAGTCAGGATTTCTCCCATCAACGCACGGGCATTCTCGATGGCAGGGTCAAGTGGTTGCGGCTGTGGAGGAGGGGGAAGGATTTCGTCGATATTCTGTACTTCAAGTGCCTGGTACATTCGACGATACGCCGCATGCAGATTGTGCATTTGGGGATTACTTTGCGCAAGCTGCAACTGAGTTTGAGCCAACGTGACGCGCTGGGCCATCGAGAATATGTTTGGATCACTAACAGGAATGACATCGACGCGATCATCGAAGTCCTCTGCTTTGATCATACGGTTACCACCCTCTACATCGTAAGGATACTCAGGTGGTAAGTTGTCTTTAAAGATCCGCGCCAATACACGGAACTCTTGTTTCTGTGAGTAGTGCAGCCGCTTGTGAATAGCGGACATAACTTTCATGCCACGCTCTAGGAGAGCCACAGTGGTCCCTACAGGAGCCTGACCGTTTGCGTCGGCAGTCTGTTGGTCGGCAAGCGAAACAAAGCGTCTACCGCCCTCTATAAGCGCACCTAGTAGCTGTGCCAGCGTACCAGATGGTTCTTTGTATGGCAGCGGGATGATCGAGTCCCGTATGTTCCCGCCAGGTGCATCAATATCCCGCCACTCCCCAGGCTGCAAAGGCTCGTCATCATTACGAACCCGCACCCCTCTGGCCTTGAATCCTGCTGGGAGATTGGCAAGAGTTCCTGCATCGATCAACTGCCGGAGGATGCTCGTTGCCGCACGACCAAGGCCACCAATCATGTGGATCAGGCCGAACCCATAGAAGCCCAGACCTGGCATAAACTTGTAGTGTACGAAATATTGTTGCTTCTTAGCTAACCCCGTGCCCTCTTCAAAGTTACGGCGGATACCAAGAACCTGTCCTGAACCCTCATCAATCGTAACAATGTACGGCAGTGCGATACCTGTAGGCTCCCCATCAGGAGCCATGTCTTCAAAACCCTCTAAATCCAGATCAACATGCATCTCAAGGATGGTGTAGATTTCGTCAGTATACGTGCGCGACGTACCCTGTATCTCATCTACCTTCTGACGTACCTCATCATTATCCTCGTCATACTTGCTTAACTCTACGTCTCTGTAGAATCCTGCGATCTGCATCTTGCGAACTTCATTCGCATCCATGCGTAGTACATGCGTAACACGAGACGCAGTCGCCAAGTCCGATGCAGCATAAGGTACAACCAAATCCTGCGCCGGAATAAACTTAGATACGGCCCGTTGTTTCGCTTCGTCAAAGTATACCTTCTTAAACGTAGAGCCAGACAACGGTAAATAGAACAGCAACTGATCCATATCGGGATCAAACTCTTCCATCACTTCCATAATCTGATAGTTCATAAATTCTTTGACACGGGTAGCCTGTTCTTCACGCGCCTGATCCTGCAAACCCAAGACTTGCGTCTTAACTGGACCACCAGACGGCAATAGTTCTTTGTATGCCTGCGCTTGGAACTGTGTAACGCTCTCCGCAATCAGCGGGTGCGTGACGCCACTAGCTCCTTCAAACGGGACAGTACGCTCTTCATACTTGACACCAAGCTGGTCCAAGCCTTTTGTATAAGTCTCTTCCCACTCAGAACGAGACTCCATATCTTCTTCGTAAGACGCTCGAAGGTCTGACGAAATTTCTCCAAGATAGCCATCATCCAAATACTCCGCTAAGTTTGCGCCATGAGGTATCTGCTCTTCAACCTGACCAACCAACATCTCTTGGATGGCTTCGACAATCGCACCACCCTCACCGTCAGGGATAACCTCGGCCCCGTTAGGAAACATTTCCATCTGGTCCTCTACAGGAACCTCGACTGACGCCTCTGTCGGCATCATGTCTTCAGGGGTAATCCCAGAATCTACAATCGGTGGCAGTGCCATCAGTAATACTCCCGCTTACGACGATAGTACTCGTCGTGGTCATCGCCTTCACCTTGCAAGGATATAAACCCACCCTGCCGAAAACGCATTAGTGCTAACGTCATACTATCACAAAAGTCATCATGATCGCCATTAGGAAATGAAACTACTTCCTCGATCACTTCG